ACGGGACCGCGAACGGTTCCTCGGAAGGCACGCAGTTAATGAAAGTCTCGTTAAGGGCCGGATCGGACCCGAAGATACGGGCGAAGTGCCAGAAATCGAGTGTGGTCCGGAAATCACCAGCGATCCTCGACCAGGCAGACCGATAGTCATCGTACCGATCCTGATAGCCGAATACACCGTCCGGCGTGGCATGGCTAAAATCCACCTCCTTATTTAAGATTGCTTGCTGCCCGATGAATTGAAGCTCCGGCTGCCAGAAGTCCTCCTTGAAGCGGCGATTCCAATGTCTTTCCAGGCCGTCTGCGTAAATTGACTTGGGCCGAACGACGAGAAGGGTGAAGAGGAAACCGTGTTCTTCGAAGGTGCGCCGCCAGCGGCGGGATCGCATACCGGTGATTCCGTGTCCTTTGAGATCACCGACAGGGTCAGAGCCAGGGGCCGTCTGTAGAACTTCGCTAAACTGGATAACATCCCTCCCTCCACCAAGGAACTCGGGCCGCTGAAGACGAGAGTCAGAGTACCGGACTCCCATATAACGGAGATATTCAGGATAACGACTTCCATAGCGAGCTCTTGCCTCTTGCATACGTTGAAGCGCTGCGGCCTCACGAAGCGCGTTTAGTGTAATAGCGGAAGCGTTAGAAAGATCGGCGAAGATTTGAGGCCGATTACCGGTCGCCACCGCGCCGGCCGCCTGACCTAATATGATCGAGCCTGGAGTGTCAGAAACATCGATAGTGGCGGCTGGATTGACGTGTGACGAGCCAGAGGTAGGCCAGAACGTTCCGGTCTCTGCACCGAAGCTCTGATCGCTCCGAAGGGCGATGCCAGAGACGGGGGCCGTAGTGCCTAGAGGGATAGTGATCTGGGGCCCCTTGGCTTCCCAGGGGCGTGCAGAAGTAAAATAATCCTTGGGCCACGCCGCAATTTTGATGGCGGTATTGGTTGTTGTATCAGCCCCGGATGTAAGATCGATGGTAAGAGGGTTAACGAGGTCCTGGTCCCGGAACCATTCATTAAAGATAAGCGCGTAACCGCGAAATGGGAGGGCGTTGACAGCACGGGAAGCAACGCCAGGGGTAACACCCAGATAATCAGCCAGAGACCCGACCGCAAACCCCGTAGACGCCGGCGTCGTGATCGTAGGGAAAACAGAGGCATCATCCCCGTCTTCTCCACCTGTAATGAAGTCTTCCCAATCTTCCCAGACAAGCCGATGAGGCACGAAAAAGTCGAACATATCGACATTAACCTTGTGCATAACCGGAGCAAGTAGCGGAGATGCGCGTAATAGCGCGGAGGTAGCCTTTTGAAAAGTGTCTCCCGGTAGAATTTCCACCAGATTGATAGGGATAATTTCGCCCATATCCATTGAGCAAAGGAACGTTGAAGATAAGCCATGTTTGTTCCGTTTCATAGTTTGCCTTTGCGAGAACGTAGATTGGTTTTATGCATAAGTTTATTGAATTGAGGTGCGTTTACTTCTAGACAGATGGATTTGTATACTTGCGAGAACGAAAGAGCGCCTTGATGTTGGCTCGCATATTGTTGCAGAAGCTGCACTTCTTCTTGTTTGTGTTGAAGCGCCGCCAAGGGGGCTTCTTTAGGGCGACCGATTTGGGCACGGAGTAACCTCGTCAGGTAGCGCCCTAGAGGCCACGGCTTGCCGCCGTGTCGTAGGGCGTTTGGGACGTCTGGAAGACGATCTAGTACCGGTTTCGGTAGTTCTAATAATTTGGAGGCAACTTCGGGGATGTATCTTGCGCCAATTCCTGGCCGCTTAGACATCCGCGAGAACTCAGGATAGAGCGAACCATATCGGGGGTCGTCTCTGTCGGCCAGTTTCTTTGTGACATAACCTGAAACATAAGAGGCGCTAGCTCTTTCCACTTGACCCACAAACACGTTTCCAAGTGCCCATGCTCGTTGGATAGCGTGACATGGATCACAGCATCTGCCGAATTCTCTGATACGGCGCGCTTGCGTGGTTCCATATACGCACGCGTGATGACCAAAGATGATAGCGTGGTAATGAGGTCGGAGTGTATCATCCCCGTACTCACCGACTGAATAATAGCGAAGTCTTCTGCCTCCTTGCTCATGTAGTTTGCGGAGACGCTTCCAGAACAGTTGGATGTGTCGGGGGTTAAGTGATCCATCCTCGGGCAACTCCTCGTCGGAATACGTGAGTGTAATAAAGCAATTGTGTGTATGGAGGGACGCCTCTAACATTATTCTGTGCGTCCACTCCCTTTTTCTGCGGAGCCTACACGCCATGCACTGCCCACAGGGCATGAGCATTTGTTTGATGTAGGTAGGGTTTTGGCAGAGGCTCATTGCGTCCCTAAAGGCGGAAGCCTATCCGGAGCGGAGCGCCCCGGCCGCGGCTGTGTTTGAATTTCCGATTGCCTTTGCGTTTGCGGCGACGTGCCATCGTGTGTCCTTTCTATGGTGCGTCCTCGTAGAGCCAGCCCTTACGTTTCGTGTGTATCTGATACTCCTGTTTCAATGGGTTCCATTTCCAGTATTGACCGGGTTCAAGTTTGACGTCGGAGGGAGGCTGGTAAGCTGCTCCGACACTTGGCAGCAAGCGATTTCTAAGAGACCAAGCAAGTTCCGCTCCAATGTCGTCCTCTGAACGATCTTTAGCATCCTTTGACATGACTGGAGCCCAGCCAGATGGCGTACGGAGATATCCCATCTCCGTGACTGCGCCTGCTTCTTGAGACGGCGCACCCGCGCTATGAGTTTGGCGCGCCATGGGTGAGGTCCGGACAAGAGGGCTATCTCCTTGTCCAGTAACAAGCATTCGGTCTCCAGCCGTTGGCATTGGAGGCGTAGATGTCTGTCGTGTCGTTGCAATCTGTGAAGCAAGTAGCTCATTTTCCAAGCCCATCCGGGTTAGTTGGAGCTGTTGCGCTGTCTGTGTGTAAGCATCAAGCTTAGCAGACGCCGGTCTTGTGGCGTCAACGGCTCGGCCGAGGTTCTGACCAGCTTCCGCAAGGCCAGATAACGGATTGGTGTCTCCCACCGAGACCGGCGCATAAGAAGTAGTATTAGCGCCCAGCGCATATAGAGGGTGTATTCCTGCGGATTTGGCATCAGCAACTTTCCATTGAATGCCGTGCTGGGCGAACTCCTTTTGGTGTTTGTATTGTGTTTTTGCTGCGTCTTTAGCGCCCATAGCGCCGGCTATACCTTGGCCGACGCTTCCGAGGGCGCTGAGAACTGTGCCGAGCATTAGCATTTAACCTTTGAGTTAGGGGTGAAGCGGGCGGTTTTCATTCCATTTCGCCCGCCTTTGCCAGTAGCAAAGATAACCTCCCGGCGAATATGACGGTTTTGGCAGACCGTTTTGACTTGGGTTGTCTGCGCGGGCCGGTAGAGGTTGTCAGCGCCCGCTGGAGCCTTAGCCACGCGATTTGAAGGCGTGGGGAGGCTCTTAATGCCGTTGGAGATGACCGGACGCGATCGAGCAATAATTGTGTCTGCGATCGGCGTTTGCGGAGCGCTGAAGGGGACACCGAGGGGACTGATTCCCAGAAGTCGAGTTGTATTGAGGGGCAGGGTTCCCCTAGTGATTGATACATCACGCCCTCTACTCTTTGCCATTCTGGAAGTCCCTTGGTGTCAGTTAGCAGAGTGACTATCAAGTAGGTCACTCTGCTGTGTCAAGGGGATTTGTGTGCATCCCGGGAGGAGGAAAGGTCGGGGGCCTCGCATAGAGGGCGAGGAAGGCAGGAAAAGTAAGGGGCGCTCACCAGGGATCATGATCCCAGAGCCGCGCAAGTGGAGGGAAAAAAGAAAGTGGGCCCCCTCGCGATCGCGAGGGGGCCTCCGGCCGTGCCTTTTAGCCTCCGGCCCCCTCGCTATCAGGATTCTGGGCCTGTTGCGAAGGGGGGTTTGCGGCTTCGTATTCAGCTTTGAGCCGCTTATAGTCCTCGAGTTTTAACCTTTTTGCTTCCAAGGCGTCTTTTTCTTCTTTTGCCTTGAGAAGAGCTTGGTGATGCTCGAGAATTTTCGCTTCGTCTTGTTCGCTGTATTCATGCCCCGAGTAAGGGCATAGGTCTTGGCCTTCTTCCACATTGAAGTCATTTGCTTCCTCGAAGGTTTCAGCGCCGAGCTCGCGCTGCAACTGAAGCATAGCTTGACCCTGCATTTGACGGCGAATGCGGTCAGAGATGTCCTCAGGTTCGGGGATCCCCAGCCCCGGTTCAGCGGGAACTGATGAAGGATAGAATAGACGCTGACCGTCTGGGTTAAAACTATAGTAAATATCGTGTGCTGACGGCTCCTTAAAGTAATTCTTAGTTTTGTTTTCCCCGACCAGTTTAGCGTGCTCTTCTTGAGCTGCCTCTATCTGTGCTTGAAAGTCGGGACCTTTGAAATGCTGAGGATTACGATGCATGTATGCCTCCTTGTGTACGGTAGGCGCGCCTGGCTGAGAACGACTGTCTACATAAGCAGCGACTTGCCTACGGGAGCGACCAAGCGCCTGGCTTGAATAGAATGATTAGCGGTGAGATAGAGTGTGTCCTCTGACGGGACCGCGAACGGTTCCTCGGAAGGCACGCAGTTAATGAAAGTCTCGTTAAGGGCCGGATCGGACCCGAAGATACGGGCGAAGTGCCAGAAATCGAGTGTGGTCCGGAAATCACCAGC